CCGGGTCAGGTCACTGGAAGGTGACCTACCCGGGCAGGCCAGGCAGCGTGATCATCGGGTTCAGCCCCAACAACAAGGGTATGCACCTCACGATCAAGCGACTGAAGAAGCTGGGGTACCGGCCATGAGGGAGCCGGCGTGGCTGGTCGCTGCCGTTGACCAGCGGCTGGCGCTGCTGATGGAGAAGCTGGACGGCACCATGCCCGAGGGTGTGCAGGTCCTGATGACTCCGCTGACGGAGCCGGAGGAGTTCGCCACCAAGCTGGACATGGAGTTCTGGGACAAGAGCTGCGACCACTGCCGCAAGCACTGCCCGGGCTTCCTGCTCACCGGGAACGTGGTGCGCGAGGCGTTCGGTCTCCCGGTGAACATCACCTTCGGTGCCTGCCGGGCGTGCATGGAGGCGGACTGATGGACGAGCACACCGTCGAGAATGACGCGGGTCACCTTTGGAGAGCGGTAGGTCCCAACGCTGGCGACCTCTGGAACCAGTGCGCGAACTGTGGGGCTGATGAAGGCTCTATCCGAGGGCGCACCCCGTGTCCCCCGTGGGTGACGATTGACGTGGGATACGTTCACACCCTCACCGACGACGGCGCGTGTCGGCCCGATTGCCCACACCCGGGCCACCGCCCCATTCCGCCCGCTAAGACCGGGGACGGTGACTCATGAGTACCGGCGAGCTGGACGAGATCGCCGATCTGGCGGGCGTGCAGTGGTTCGACTACCAGGTGCACGCACTCACCGCTGCTGGTGCCCTGAGGGGGTCACGGCAGCGCGTGTGCCTGTACTACAAGACCGGCGCGGGCAAGTCTCTGACTGCCCTGGGCATGGTCAAGCAGTGGGGCCACGGTGCTGCCGTGGTCATCGCCCCTCCGTCCACGCACGCAGCGTGGACGGGGTGGGCGCAGGCTCTCGGTCTCGAGGTCGAGACCATGTCGCACGCGAAGTTCAGGATGAAGGCGACGAAGCTGTCGCGGTTCCTGCCGGTGATCGCTGACGAGTTCCACCTGTTCGGTGGTCACGGGGGGCAGGGCTGGAAGAAGCTCGACACCCTGGCCCTGCACCTGCAGGCGCCGCTGGTGCTGGCCAGTGCGACGCCGAACTACAACGACGCGGAGCGGGTGTACTGCATCAGCCACATCCTCGACCCGCACGGGACGAAGGGTGGGTACCTGGAGTTCCTCTACCGGCACTGCAACACACGGCAGAACCCGTTCGGGGTGGAGCCGTTGGTCGATGAGCGGATCCCGTTCCGGCTGTTCAAGGACGCAGCCGCGTTCCTCTCAGCACTGCCGCACGTGTACTACCTGCCCGACGACCTGGTCTACCAGATCACTGACATCGACATCCCGGTGATGGTGCCCGCGTTGCTCGTCGACTACGGGCTCAACCACCGCAAGGGCAGGCTGATCGCCAGCCAGATAGAGGAGAGGCACGCGATCGTGAACCACAGTCTCATCGGGGACGACGGACACCTGAGACCACACGTCTACCAGGTGCTCGAGGATCTCATGGCCAAAGCCACGGGTCCGGTGCTGGTGTTCGCCACTCACTCCACAGTGGCGGCATCACTGGCGCTACTCATGCACCACAAGGGGAAGAACTTCGACTTCGTCAACGGATCAACGTCGACGAAGAAGAAAGCAGCGGTCATCGAGCGGTTCAACCGCAACGAGATCGACGTGCTGATCGGGACAGCCAGTCTTGCCACCGGCACGGATGGCATGGACAAGATCTGCGACACGCTGATCATCCTCGATGACACCGATGACGACGCCCTCCGTCGCCAGCTGATCGGTCGAATCATGCCTCGTGGCACGAGCACCAACGCGACAGCCAAGTCGGTCTACCGACTGGTGCTGTCGTGACCTCTGACTCATCACCGGGGGGGACAGGCGACCACGCCTGCGATGAGGAGAAGGGAGTGTCGATGACTGATGTCGAGGCACGGATAGAACGGTTGCTTGACGAGATGGAGAGGCCCGGTCTTAGCGACGAGCAGCTCAGTCGGATCAAGAAGCAGATCGAGTACCTCAGAACCTTCGAGTCCTGAGGGTCCAAGTCGGGAGGGCGGGTCCGAGAGGAAGCGGATCCGCCCTCCCTCCACCAAGGAAGGAGGGTTCATGCGAGAGCTGAAGCCCAGAGCCAAGCTGGCTACCGAGGCGAACACGCTGTCGAGCGCAGCACAGCTGGTGCGGTACCGCAGCACCACCTACATCCCGGCTGACTTCGAGACGCTCGACGTCTCGGTGCCGCCGGCTCCCGAGCGCACCATCTGGCTACCGCTCACCAGGCCGGGGCTTCGTGCCCTGGCCGGGGACATGTTCAGCACGCTGTTCGCTACCGACAGCGAGCTCGCCAGCTTCGACTACATGGTGGCGCAGACGGCCACGTACCAGCCTGACGCCATGTCCTCCCTGCTGATCCGCACGGAGGAGGGGCTGATGGAGCTGAACGACGAGGGCGTGCTGTCACCGGCGACCGGGGAGTTCCGACCGAACGCCCTGCGACCCATGCTCAACGTGGACCAGGCCGACAAGGACCGGGTCTTCGCTGTCATCAGCGGGTGGCTGGACTCCGACCAGGAGGCCGAGTCGCTGCTGTCCCACCTGGCCACCAGCCTGGCGCCGGGGTGGTCCGCGGTGAAGTACATCCTCCTGCTGGGGGATGGGCGCAACGGGAAGTCCTTGATGCTCAAGATGCTGGCGTCGCTGTTCGGTCCCGAGAACGTGGCCAACGTGACACGGCAGTCGATCGCCGAGCAGAACCCGGTGGTCACCGAGCTGAACGGGAAGCTGCTCAACATCGTGTACGACGGTCGGGCCGAGTACCTCAAGGACTCCGGCACCGAGAAGTCGTTGATCGCCGGGGAACCCGTGCCGATCAGGAAGCTGTACGAGTCGACATCCACCACGGTGCAGACCAACGCGCTGTTCCTGGAGGGGCTGCAGAAGGAGCCGAAGTCCCACGACAAGTCGTCAGCCTTGCAGAAGAGGCTGGTGCGGTTCCAGTTCCCCAACGTGTACCCGCTGAACCACAGGTTCGAGCGGCACATGCTGACGGAGGAGACGCTCGGTGCGTTCCTCTCGCTGCTGGTGGACAGGTACGTCACCGAGGACACGATCGCGGCACGGCTGATGCCGACCACGCGGTCGCTCGAGCTCCAGCTGGAGTCGATGTTCACCAACTCGATCGGCCTGCAGTTCCTCAAGCACATGGAGGAGACCGATGCGTTCGGGGCAAGGGGTCTGCTGGGCTCCCCGATGTCCGAGCTGGTCGCCAAGTTCCAGTCGTGGCGCCTGAAGGAGAACGACCTGGGTACCTGGGCGGAGCCCGATGTCATGGGCCTGTTCGGGCCGCTGCTCACCACCGAGCGCAAGTCCGCCAGGGACCTGCACGGGCAGCCTCGCAAGATACGCGTGATCACCTCCTACAAGGCGGAGGCGGCGGCGTTCATCGAATCGTTGAAGGGAGAGACAGACGATGCAGACGTCATCGAAGCCCTGGTGGAGGAGTGACACGTACGACGTGGAGACTCCGCTGCCGGGAAGTATCACGGTGTATCAGGGCCCCAAGGACGTGGCACTGGTAAGGGCGTGGGCTGATGGTCGGACCGATCAAGGCTGGGGCCTGAACCCACCGCCGAACTCGACGGAGGGGTTCATGCCGCGCTACCTGCGGGGCGAGTTCAACCCGAGGAGGGTCCTGTTCGGGTTCGACCGGGACCGGTGGAACTTCGCCATCGTGATGAGGTCGGTGCGTCTCGTGGCCATCGACATCGACGGGAAGAACGGTGGCATCGAGCACGCGAAGCGGCTGATGCTGCCGCCCACCACGGCGGAGACCAGCAAGAGTGGTGACGGGTACCACCTGTTCTACCGGACCGACGAGGAGTGGGACGACGTGCTCGGGTTCGCTCCTCTCGGGGACCGGATCGGGTTCGAGCAGGGGGTGGACTTCCGGGCGACCGGGTGCGTCTACCACCACAAGTCCCAGCGGTGGAACCACCGCATCCCGGCACTGCTGCCGGAGCACGTGGCCGACCTGCTCAAGCACAGGGAGCAGAAGGTCGCAGCAACCAACGCCCGCATCACCAAGGTGCTGGCGAACGACGATCCGATGGAGGTACTCATGCTGCACGACGAGATCCTGGACAGGCTCAAGAAGCCGATCGACCAGGGGAAGCGCAACAACACGCTGTTCGCGATCGGCGCCGAGATGAAGGCCGCCGGCGTGGAGGACTGGGAGACGCTCATCATCACCCGCGCCGACGAGGTGGGGCTCGACGTCATCGAGACGGAGAAGCTGGTGGGCAACATCAACCGGTACGCACAGACGGCTACGCCGTGAGAGAGGGAGCCTCGGGGCTCCCTCTTTTTTTAGGCTAAAATTTTTCGTATGCCCGAGCCATACGATTCCTCCCTCCTGTCGGAGGTCGAGGAGGTTTTGAAACAGAGATTTAGCAAGGAGGTGGCGGACCGGAATCGCGTGCCGTCAACGGCCCGCGATTCGCACGGGAGCGCGCGCGTCGACCAGCTCGTACTGCCCGACAACCAAAGGGCAAAGATGCCCCTGACGAAGGACAAGTACCTCGTCAAGGAGAACCCGCACCTGGTGCAGTGGGAGCGCGAGGTCCGCAAGTTCCTGCGGAACCTCACTCCGATGCACGGACACCGGGTCGCGGCGGTGATGATCTACGAGTGGGCCACCGGGATCATGGTGGCCGAGCTCATGAGAGAGGGTGGCTCCGCCCAGGCCGACCTGCGCAAGATCAACCAGATCCTCCGCTTCTACTTCGGCAAGCCGTACATGACCTACATCTGCGGTCGCAAGGTCGACAAGGCGTACCGGGTGAGACCCGGCTACTACATCCGCCGGCACCGCCCGCTGACGCTGACACTGTGGGCGGAGTACCAGCAGAAGACGCTGTACCCGTGACGCACCGGCCTATCCGCATCCTCGAGGACGGGACGCACGTCTACGCCAGCTACCACCGGTACAAGCCGATGGCGGACGAGGACCGGACCAACAAGATCAACAAGCCCAAGGACCCCCGGGCCGTGCGGTTCCACGCGCTGTGGTTCCTGCCGTTGGAGCTGCTGGACGACGAGCAGCGCGTGATGCCTCCGACACGGCCTGACTCCCAGACTCTGGAGCACCGGGGCTGGTGCACCTGTGAGGTCTGCAGCAGACCTGCAGCCCGTACAGTGTGGCGCGTGCAGCGGGAGCGGCTCTATCGTGGCAAGTCCAACTAGGAGGCACTCATGCTCGGACTCATCCTCGGTCTCGTCCTGCTCGTCCTGGGCATCATGGCCCTCATCAAGGACGTGCTCGATCTCTACGTCATCGTCGGCGTGGGCTTCATCCTCGTCGGCGCGTGGGCACTGTTCAGCTCCCGGGACGTGCTGATCAGATCCTGATCTCGTGCGCGCCGTCGGCGAGCACGCTGTCGTTGACCGCTCCACCCTCCAGCCTGTCGAACAGCTGGACGATGGACTCCAGGTCCCGACCCATGATGGCCTGGAGGATCAGCGTCGCGGCTGTCGTGTCCAGGATGTCGGGGCTGTCCTTCCACACCATCTGCACGGTGCCGAAGCGCTGGTTCCACAGCCACTGGATCCGCGTGTCGAGGCTCGTCCGGTGTGCTTCCGGGACGCGACCGCGGTACTTCCGCTGGATCAGCACAGGGCTTTTACGCAATCGTAGGTCTCCTGTCCGAACCAGAGGGTGACGTACATGCCGTAGAGCAGGTACACCGCGAAGCCCAGACCGGCCACGACCCAGGCGCCGTACCAGAGATAGGCGAACCACAGCAGCGGGTCAAACTTCCTCATCGCGCACCCACTCCTGCAGGTGCACGATGACGCTGGGCCGGCTGGTGGCGATCACGTCGCCCAGCTCGAGCAGGGCGTCGAGGTCGTCAGAGGGTAATCCCAGGTTCAGGTCGTCCTCCGTCAGCTGGCTGAACATCTTCAGCTGGTGCACTGATCACTCCTCCCGTCAGGTCGATGAAGTCGAGCCCGTCAGCCTGGTGGCTGATCGGCTTGGTGCCGGGGCGGCGCCGGCCACCCATCCGCTGCAGGATCATCTTCCTCGCCCGGTTGGCCCGTGACATGGAGCCGCGTACCTTCGGGTCACCCTGGTTGGCGATGTCGAACAGGGTGCGCGCGACGATCTCGTGCACCGGCATCAGCAGCACCTCGTCGTTCAGCGGCTGCGGGTAGTCGGCCACCTGCTGCAACGCCTCGCGGATCGACTTGGACTTCACCGTGCCCACACCCCTGACCAGTCCTCCTCGTAGTCCATGCTCGACTTGGTCCCGGGCTGCTCGAAGAACTTCCCTCCGAAGAAGTCGAGCTCCTTGGTCGACTGCACCGCGTACCGGTAGGCGTCCATCATGTGCGAGTACTGGTCGTGCAGGGGCTTGCTGGTCCACTCGCCGAGCTTGTAGTTGTACTCGTACTTGTAGTTCTCGAAGCACTCCAGCAGGCGCTGGCAGTTGCCCTTGTCCATCGCGCCGTCGTCGATGTCGCCGTGCACGATGGTGTTGTAGAGCATCATCCGTGACTGCTGGATGTCGGTGACCAGGTCGTAGTCACCCTGCCGGGAGCCGGGGATCTTGTAGACCTTGTTCGACTTGGCCAGCACCGAGACGTTGGGGAACCTCTGCCGCATCATGTCCGCCGGCGTGGTGTTCACCGCCTTCTCGTGGTGGTCTCCGTCCCAGGGCAGGATGATCTGGGCGATCCTGTTGAACCAGTGCTTCACCTGGAGGTCGTCGACGTACTCCGGCAGCGCGCGACCGTGGCCCTCGCCGCAGTCGTAGAGGAACATCCGCCCGTTGATGTACTGGAACGCGATCCAGGTGGTGGCATCGGAGTGCATCCCGGAGGAGCCGATGTCGAAGACCACGTAGACCGGGTGCATCTGGTTGAGGTTGAAGATGTGGATCCGGCCCTCGGACACCATCTTCATGTACGCCTCGCCGTAGACTGCGGCGGCGTCCATCTCCTCGAACGAGCAGTGGTACTCCTGCTCGAACATCCGGTCGTTGCCGTACCGCTTGAGGTAGGTGTCCCGGATGTTCTCGAGCTCGGCCTTCGTCAGCACCGGCGGAAGGCCCGACTTCTTCATGATCTCGTTGAGGTCATCGATGGTGCGGGTGATGACCTGCGCCTCGGGGTTCCCCTTCATCGACTCCATCAGCTGCCACAGCGGGTTGCGTCGCTTCCCACGTGGGGTGCTGACCACCATCAGCCGCTTCTGCTCGGCCCTGTTCTCGAGGATCGGGGTGAGGCGGGGGATCGGGTCCTCCTTGGAGAACAGCGCCAGCTCGGTGACGGTGTAGTCCTGGTTT